ATAGAAATTTTTGAAGCCAACTCCACTGAACAGGTAGGAGAATGGCGGCACAACAGAACTGACATACCAGCCCAAATACGTTTGTTAGCTGATATAGTACAACAGATCTATGATCATGTTAGAGATGAAAACGCAATATACTACAGCGTAGAAAACAACACAGTGGGCGAAGCAGCACTGATCAGTATAGCTGAATTTGGAGAAGAGAACATCAAGGGCTATTTTCTAAGCGATCCACACGCACCAGCTGGCGGGCGTAGGCATCGCAAAGGCTTTAACACTACTAACAAAGCCAAACTTGCAGCCTGTGCCAAACTAAAAAATTTAATTGAATCACGTAGAATGAGCATTAGAAGTGCTAGTTTGATCAGTGAGCTTAAGACTTTTGTGGCCACTGGACCTGCTTATAAAGCAAAACTAGGCGAAACTGACGATCTAGTAATGGCTACACTGTTGGTAGTACGCATGATGCAACTTTTACAAAGCTATCATGGGGAACTGCATACACAGATGCGCGATCACGGGGAAGCAGTGATCGAGCCCATGCCTTTTATAAGTATAAGCCGCTAAATACACAGTTATGAAAAACACCGCAAATCAACAACTTTACAACCTATTGGTAAGCAAGGACTTTGAGCCTGAGCAGTTCAACAGCGGCGGCGCCTCAATACTGGATCCAGATGATGCTGACTTGATTAAATTTGATTACAAGAGCCGTGACGGCAAGAACTACGGCACTGTGCAAATTTTATTTGGTGAAGATGGCGAGATGACAGTGTTTTTTGGCGACAATGTTGGACGCAGCATGGAACCTGACGACAAAGAAGGTTGGTTTAACTTTTTAGAACAACTGCGTAAGTTTGCCATGCGTAATCGTTTGAGTTTCAATCTAGAAAACATCAACAGAATGAAATTTGTACTAAAAGGTATGAATCAAATTCGCGAAAGTGTAATGGAAAGTCTAGTAGGCAATAGAACACAGAGTTGGAGTAAACCTGATTCTGGAGCAAGATTGTTTATACAACACAGCCGCCGCTTAGAAGAAGGTGATGCAAGATTCAGGCATATTGATAAGATTTTTGTTGAAACCACTGACGGTGAAAGATTCAAACTTCCATTTAAAAATCTCAGCGGTGCAAGAGCAATGCTAGAGCATGTACGCCAAGGCGGTCGTCCCTATGATCATAGAGGCCAACACATTTGTGAAATGGTCACAGAAATCAACACACTCAGCAGATTCCGTAGAGCACATCATGGCAGAGTATTTGAAGGATCAACACAGAACATTGTAGAAACAGCCAACCAATACTATGAACAGGCAAAACACACATTAAAAAGTTTGGGCAATTCAAGGGGATACGATAGATACTTTGAATCATGGAATCCAAGCAACATTGATGACACTGACATCATGGTTGAAGATCTCCGCACTATGTTTATTGAGCAAACACTGGACCAACGCATAGAATCAGCATTACCTTTGTTGGCAAAATTAAGGAACACACAAATGAAAGAGGCAAGTGAATTTGAAATTTGGTCTAATAGATTATTAGAAGGCACATGGTCAGTTCCGGACACTCCAGAGAAACTACGTAAACTCACAGATTTAATGGCAAACGAATTACCTGTTGGTCCAGATGCAACCAATGCAACAGAACAACTATACGATATTTTTGGAGATGACATTTTATTTGATCGTCTTGACACATTGGCATTAGCAGATCCTGACGCAGACGCAAGAGAGTTGATTGCCAAACGCATGGAAGAACTTGGCATGGAAGTTCCAGAAATTTCCACTGCACCTACTGGTGAAACACCACCAGCTGAAGAACCAGCAGCACCGGCTGGCCCTCCAGCACAACCAGCAGGTCAGGCACCAACTACACCTCCTCCACCAATGGTGGAAACTGATGACATCACTGATCCAAAAGAAATTGGCGCAAAGATGAACCCTGCCTACGTTTCACCAGCAGCACAAGCAACCAAACCAACAGCAGATCAATTAGCCGCTAAAGCAGCACCACAACCACCAAAGATCCCAGCAAAAACAACACCGATACCAAAAGTGCAGTTCGAAAGTGAACTTGACAAAATCAAAAGACTGGCATTAGGTCACTAAACACAATAATTTTTATCCAGAAGGCACAGATTTTGTGCCTTCTTTGTTGACTACTGTATAAATAAAGTTGTACAATGCACAGGTGCTTTGTACATTAGGCAAATTTTTAGGCACATTTAGGCATTTTATAAGGAGAAAACATTATGGCCTCATTAGCAGAAATCCGCGCACGACTCCAAGCCGCAGAGTCGAACAAAGGCGGTCAGTTCAGCGGCGACAACGCAATTTACCCACATTGGAACATGGCAGAAGGAACTAGTGCGCTGGTTCGTTTCTTACCTGATGGTAACTCAAAGAACACTTTCTTTTGGGTAGAACGTGCAATGATCAAATTGCCCTTTGCAGGTGTCAAAGGTGAAGCAGAATCCAAGACAGTGTATGTGCAGGTGCCCTGTGTAGAAATGTGGGGAGAAGCATGTCCAATCTTGGCAGAAGTACGTCCTTGGTTCAAGGACAAAAGTCTTGAAGAAATGGGTCGTAAGTATTGGAAAAAGCGTAGCTATATCTTCCAAGGCTTTGTACGTGAGAATCCTATCTCCGAAGACAAGACCCCTGAGAATCCAATCCGACGTTTTATCATCGGACCTCAGATTTTCAACACAATCAAATCGGCATTGATGGATCCTGAAATGGAAGAAATGCCAACTGACTATGCGGCTGGTCTTGATTTCCGCATTGCCAAGACACAAAAAGGTGGTTATGCAGACTACAGCACCAGTAAATGGGCACGTAAGGAATCTGCGTTAACTGCGGAAGAAGCAGAAGCAATTGAAAAGCATGGGCTTTATGATTTGGCCAGCTTCTTGCCAAAGAAACCAGGCGAGGTTGAACTCAAGGTCATGAAAGAAATGTTTGAAGCATCAGTGGATGGTCAACCATTTGACATGGAACGTTGGGGTCAATACTATCGCCCAGCTGGCATGACAGCGCCAGGCGCAAGTGACAGCGACGATGACACCGCGGGATCTGTGGTCAAATCTGATCCCAAGCCTACCCCACCAAAGGCTGTGAAAGAAGAAGAAGACGATCCAGCAGATGCAGCGGCTTCAGTTGCAACAGCGCCTGTGCAGGCCAACAAGTCAGGTAGCAAGGCAGAAGACATTCTTGCAATGATTAGGGCACGGCAACAAAAATAATGAAGTTGCTTATAATCGGCGATAGTTTTGCAGCCGATTGGTCAGTCAAATACCCCAAAGTATTTGGCTGGCCAAATTTGTTGTCAAACAATTACCAAGTAACAAACTTAGCACAAGCTGGTGCAAGTCAATACAGATTATTGCAACAATTGCTGTCAGTTGACATAGATCAGTATGATGTTTTTATTGTGGTTCATACTAGCCCTTACAGGGTTCCTACACGGCAACATCCTGTTCACTACCATGACAAATTGCACAGCAATGCAGATTTGCTTTACAGTGACATAACCTATCACGCTGTGTGGTACAAACGATTGTTTAATAGAGCACTCGCGTCAGCAGAGGATTTTTTTGTTTATCATTTTGATCAAGATTATCAAGAAACAGTTTACCAACTTTTTGTTGATCGCATAAATCAAATCTTAGAACACAAATTAGTGATAAATGTGCGTACACCTCTTTGCCCATTGCAGATTGAAAATGCATTAGAAATAAAACACATGGTGCCAGGTGTCACAAATCATATGACGTTGAATGATAGTATAGACTTGTACAAAGCTATAGTTGATAAGATTAATGAAATCAAACGGTCGTAATGTTATAGTAGGGGGATCAAGTATAACTGATACTTCTGCTTGGCCTACCTGGGCAACATGGCTACAATATAGATATTGTCCTGCCACGTTTGTCAACACAGGTGTTAAAGGGCTTGGCAATGAAGCTATAATTTTACGTGCAGTGGCGCAGGCTAAAAAGTGCCAGGATCCTTTGATAGTGATACAATTAACCAATGTTGATAAATGGGATTGGTATATTGACAATCAAAATCTGCTTGATGAAATAAATCAAGAAAAGCATGCTTCAGTGAAAATTGGTGATGGGGGATTTTGGTCAACTGGTTCGCATTGGCCAAAATGGAAGCAACATTATCGTGCAAACTATTACAGCCAGGACTACTTTGTTTTACGCACAGTGCAAATGATAACTTGGTTTCAAATGCTGTGTGCTGTACAAAACTGGGATCACTATATTATTTTTGATAGTCCTATTTTTTCAGTTACCGAACAACAGTTAAACACTGAACAATTAAGTCTAGAACAATGTTATAAAACAGATTTTCTTGACACAGATCTTGTTAGACCATTTGCAGATTTTATGAGTTTACAACAGATTTACACACCAGGTATCATAGGTTATGCCAAACTCAATAACTTCGCTTGGTTTACAAACAAAGTCAAAGGGCATCCGGGCAGCTTGGTTCACTGGCATTATGCAAAAGAAATAGTTGCGCCAGTGTTGGATAATGTTTTAGATCCTGTGCAAGAGTTTGATGATTTTGAGTTTGAAGCAAAAAAGTGGCAGCAGATTTTTGAAAGTTTATGATGTTGGTGCATGTAAAAGATAATCATTATGATTTAGTGGATCATGCGGGTGGTTTTGATTTTGATCATACCAATAGTTTCTTGGAAAGCGTTAAACACATTCCGGTTGAGGTACACACAGAGTACATTCTAAGTCAGGAAGTAAGGCAATGTTACCCAAACATTGAATTTAAATTTTTATATCACGCAAAACAACTTATACTAAACTCATTAGCAAACTATAAAAATTTACATCAAACAAATTTTGATAATTTTATATGTTGTTTCAATGGCAGTGAACATGTAGGAAGAAAGTTATTGATAGGAGCATTGCGTAAGAGAAACTGGTTTGACCCCAAATACTGTAGCAAAAACTTCTCCTACACAGTGGACATGCTTGATGGTCATATAGACGATCTAGCGGACAATCCTAGACTTTATCGTAAATTTTTTGATGTGTCAGATAATAATTTTGCACAAGAATTAAACAGTTTTGGCTACGACAGATTTGATCACAGCAACAACATCTATAAAATTGATAGCAAAATTTCTGAAAGTTTTGTTCATGTTGTAAGTGAAACACTGAGTTCAAGTTATCATCCGTTTGTTACTGAAAAATTTTTATACAGTGTGGTGACCAAAGGTTTGTTTGTGGCATATGCCCAGCCAGGTTGGCATCAACACGTATTGCAACATTTTGGATTCAAACCTTATCAAATATTGTTTAACTACGAATTTGATTTGGTAGCTAATCCAGTTTTAAGGCTAGTTGAACTATTGTGCATGTTATCGAAATACAGTGGCTTGTCAAAATCTGATTGGCATGACCTGTATGAACTAGAGCGAGACACAATTGAATTCAATTACAACCATTACTTTAGCCAAGATTATCTAAAGTGTCTTGCAAAGTACGCATAAACAGTCTATACTACTGTTACATCATTAGAGGAAACAATCATGGGAAAACCATTTGACGTATCAAAGTTTCGAAAAGAAATTACCAAAAGCATTGATGGCTTATCAATCGGATTTAATGATCCCACTGATTGGATCAGTACTGGTAATTACGCATTAAACTATCTTATTTCTGGAGACTTTAACCGAGGTGTTCCCCTGGGCAAGGTCACAGTGTTTGCAGGTGAAAGTGGCGCCGGCAAGAGTTATATTTGCAGTGGCAACATTATCAAAAATGCTCAGGAACAAGGTATCTTTGTGGTATTGATTGACAGTGAAAATGCTCTTGACGAAGCCTGGTTGCATGCGCTGGGAGTAAGCACAGACGAAAGCAAACTGCTCAAACTCAGTATGGCTATGATTGACGATGTGGCCAAAGCCATCTCCACATTCATGAGCGAATACAAGACCTTGCCTGACGGTGAGCGACCCAAAGTATTGTTTATCATTGACAGTCTAGGCATGTTGCTTACACCAACTGATGTCAATCAATTTGAAGCAGGTGAAATGAAAGGCGATCTTGGTCGTAAACCCAAAGCACTTACAGCACTGGTTCGTAACTGTGTTAACATGTTTGGCAGTTACAATGTTGGTCTAGTGTGTACTAACCATACCTATGCCAGTCAAGACATGTTTGATCCAGACGATAAGATCTCTGGTGGACAAGGTTTTATCTATGCCAGCTCAATTGTAGTTGCTATGAAAAAACTCAAGCTCAAAGAGGACGAAGATGGCAACAAGATTTCGGACGTCATGGGCATTAGGTCTGCCTGCAAGGTAATGAAAACTCGATATGCCAAACCCTTTGAAGGTGTGCAGGTCAAGATTCCTTATGAAACAGGCATGAATCCCTACAGCGGTCTTGTGGATCTTGCTGAGAAAAAAGGCTTGCTCAAGAAAGATGGCAATCGTTTAGCATTCACTACCACAGACGGCGAAGTAATCAAGCAGTTCCGCAAGGCCTGGGAAAGCAACGAAGAGGGATGTCTTGACAAATTAATGGCTGACTTTAAGAACCAAAAAGAAGAACTAAGTATGGCAGAGGAGGAAGCAGCATAATGGATACACAACTAGCCAGCGTGGTTTGGACTGAACTCAAAAGATATATCAACAATGTAGACAGACCAGATGCCGCAAATGATTTAGTAAGCATATTAATTGACAACGATATCAATGCAGAAGATATTAAATCTGCCTTTGGCAATGACAAAGATGTCAAAAACGCACTAGCACAATACATCGAAGATGAAGAGTTCTACGATGAGGAAGAGTTTGACGACGAAGAATGGGATGAGTGATGTGGTACAGCCGAATTGTTTCAGATCTTGGATCTATTCCAGATTTCATTGCTCACTATGAAAAAGAATTACATCAGGCCAAGCATGATGTAAAAATTCATGGATTAGTGGAGCGAAACATTTCGGCTTTGCCAGGAGTAACTGAACATAGATTCAATCAACTACAAGAAATTGAAGCAGTGCTTGGATATCTTAATATCCAACTAAGAAAAATTAGACGCAAACACTTTCAAAAATATCTTGAAGGCTATGCAAGAGCTTTAACCAGTAGAGATGCCGAAAAGTATGTAGACGGCGAAGACGAAGTCATTGATTTTGAAACAATAATCAATGAAGTGGCTCTGTTAAGAAACCAATGGCTTGGTATCATGAAAGGGCTTGACAGCAAACAGTGGATGGCAGGACACATTGTAAGATTAAGAACTGCCGGTATGGAGGATATTACTTTATGATAGCAGGCAAGGTATGGGGCAACACAGAACTTCTTGAAGCAAATGGTGTACTCGAGTTTCATCGCATTGAGACAAAAAAAGGTGGTGTGTGTAGCAAACACAAACACAAGCATAAATGGAACGGTTTCTTTGTTGAACAAGGAGCACTGTTAATTCGCGTATGGAAAAGCAACTATGATCTTGTGGATGAAACTGTGCTCATGGATGGAATGTATACCAAGGTAGCTCCTGGTGAGTATCATCAATTTGAAGCACTGGAAGATACTATTGCATTTGAACTGTACTGGGCTGAATTTGATCACGATGATATTGAAAGAGAAAATCACGGTTTTGTAAAATGAAAAACATTTTGATCACTGGCAATGCAGGATACATTGGCGGACATCTTGTGAATCTGCTGAGAAAAAAGAAAAAGTATCAATTGCACGGCCTTGATTACAATGGATGCCCGGTGCCACTGCACAGGCATTATAACTACAACATAGTGTCATTGCCACGAATTGATATAGAGTTTGACACTGTGATTCATCTAGCAGCATTGGTTAATGTTGGCGAAAGTGTGCGAGATCCGTTAAGGTACTATCAGACAAATCTTGTTGGTACAGAAAACATTTTAAGATATTGCCACTTTAACAATTTTATTTTTGCTAGTACAGGTGCTGCCAGTGGCATGAGCAGTCCTTATGGAATAAGCAAAAAAGCCGCAGAAGAAGTAGTAGAACAAATCTGCAAAGAAGATAACAAAAACTATACAATATTTAGATTTTACAATGTGATTGGCAGTGATGGTGTGTCGCCCACCAATCCTGATGGATTGATGCTTAATCTTATGAAAGCAGCCGAAACAGGTGAGTTCAACCTATTAGGCACAGATTACAACACACCAGATGGCACTGCGATCAGAGACTACGTGCATGTAAATGAAATATGCCATGCTTTGATCGAGGCAATAGAACATCCAGCCAACAGCATAGAAAATCTTGGGCACGGCCGCGGTCACAGTGTTTTAGAAATGGTAAATCTTTACAAAAAAGTCAACAAAGTAAAATTCAAGACAGTTCCATGCCCAAGGCGAGCAGGCGATCTAGAAGTCTGCGTGTTAGACAATCCCTCTAAGTATCTTCCCAATCTTTACAGCATAGAAGATTTACTTCGAATCTAGTAGATATCTGCGCCGATAAATATCGGCATGAAAACCAACCCTGAACTTATTGAATCCAAAGTTGAAAGACCTTGGGGCTATTATCGCGTGTTACACGAAGTTGGCGTACAAGTCAAAGTCAAAGAGCTTACAGTAGATCCTGGTCAATGTTTAAGTATGCAGCGTCATCAAGATAGAGCCGAACATTGGTTTGTGGCCGAAGGCACTGCCGAAGTTTACACCATAAATCGCAGTACGGATCAAGAACTTATTGGTGTTTTTCATAAACACCAAAGTCTGCACATTCAAAAAACACAGTGGCATCAACTGTGCAATCCGTCAGATCATCCTCTTAAAATCATAGAGATACAGTACGGTGATGACTGTAAAGAAGAGGACATTGAAAGAAAAGCATGATGAATTCAATCCCAATTTTTATTGGTTATGATCATAGAGAAGCAGTGGTATACCATGTATGTGTAAACAGCATTATAAGACACAGTTCAAAAACTGTGGCCATTACTCCATTGGCACTTAAAAATTTAACCAACTATGTAGAAACTCATACCGACGGCAGTAATCATTTTATCTACAGTAGATTTTTAGTACCGCATTTGATGAATTACCAAGGCTGGGCTATATTCATGGATGGCGATATGCTGCTAAGAGATGACATAGATAAACTTTGGCAGTTGCGTGATGAAACCAAGGCTGTGCAAGTGGTCAAGCACAATTATAAAACTAAAATGACAGAAAAGTATCTTGGAGCTAAAAACGAAGACTATCCAAGGAAAAACTGGAGTAGCATGATTTTATGGAATTGCGGGCACGAGGCCAATAAATGCGTTACACCTGAATTTGTTCAAAAGGCAACTGGGGCTCAGGTTCACAGATTTACCTGGCTTTCGGATGACTTAATTGGTGAGCTTCCTATAGAATGGAATTGGTTACCAGACGAGTTTGGAACAAACCTGGACGCAAAACTAATTCATCATACCCTGGGATCACCGTGCTTTCATGATTTTGCTGATGCACCAATGGCAGATGAATGGCATCGTGAACGTATATACACAGATTTTTGCTTGCAGCGAGGCTTAAATTGAGTTTTTTTAGAGTTTTTATTGGAGTTGAACCAGGTGAACAAGAAGCAGCAGAATTATGCCGTTGGTCAATTCTTGAACACAGTACTTTGCCTGTGCAAGTAGAGTTTCTACTGCCAGAGACTTTAAAAAACAATAGCATTTTTTCCAAAGAGTCAAATAATAATTCAGATTTGTCATATTGCAAATTTTTTGTACCATATCTCAGTGATTATCGTGGATTGGCTATCTATTGTTCTGCTGATATGATTTGGCAGATTGATATACGTGAAGTATTTAGGCATGAAGATTCAAGAATGAGCTTGCATTATGTAAGACATGATGTTCCTAAATTTTCCAATGATTTACTGTTGTTTAATTGTTCACACGAAGATTGCACTAAACTTACCGACAAAAATATAAACACAAAAAGTTTAGATTGGTTAGTTCAACACAAGTGGTGCGGAACAAACAATATCTCCACCTTAAATTTTGACTACAACTGGATCGTGGGAATAAACCAAGCACCAGATGATGGGACTCCAAAAATTTTACATTTTGCATTGGAGAAACCCTGGGGCAAAGATGCAAACTTGGGTGTGCCGTATGGTGCTGTATGGGCAATGGCAAAGCAACAATACAAGGACAGTTTGATCATACCTCCTGCACCTAGTGCTTTTGAAACTGTGCCAGCAGAAATCAAACAAATATTTGAGGCTATTTTAAAATACCGAGTTGACCCAGAATGCTCATACTATGATGTAACTTTTGAGGATGTAAAAATGAAGTTAGAAAAACTCAATAACAATGCTGCTGTGGCGATTGAAGCAGACACAGCGGATGAAAGCAGCGACAAACTTTTGAACAAAGGGCAAGATTACGATCCGTTTTTAAAGAGTTTTATTCAAGGATCAGGTGGTCAAATCAGTACCTGGGATAAGAAAAAAGACAGTGTGGTACCTGCTGTGTTTAGAGGAGTAACCAAACGTAAACACATGGAAGCTTGCAAGGAGGCATCGCGAGACTTTTATTACATAGACACTGGTTACATAGGAAACGTGCGAAAGAAAACCTATCATAGAATTACCAAAAATGATATGCAATATCTTGGTCCAGTTATTCATAGACCTCGTGACAGATTGGCTGCGACTGGCGTAGGCCCAAGAAAATTTAGACCAGGGCGCAACATTTTGTTGGCTCCGCCAAGTCAAAAACTCTTGATGTGCTATGGTATTGATCTAGATACATGGTTGCAAGACACAATTGATAATCTTAGACTGTATACTGATCGAGAAATCATTGTGAGAAACAAAGCCAGTCGCAGTGTAAGACAAAGCACTGACACCATGGAAATGGCTTTGGAAAAAGATGTACATTGTTTGGTTACATTCAGTAGTATTGCAGCAGTTGAAGCAATTTTGTGCGGCAAACCTGCAATCACTCTTGGACCAAGTATTGCTAACTGTATAACCAGCACAAGTTTGAAAGAAATCGAGAAGCCCTACATTCCAGCTTTAGATGAAGTAGAAGAATGGTTAGCACACGTGGCATATTGTCAGTTCACTGAATATGAAATGCGCGACGGAACTGCCTGGAAAATTTTAAATGATACCCCATGATAGCAGACGTTGTTGTATACCTAAGTAGTTTAAACAAGCAGACGCCTAGCCGTAAGGTTGATGTGCTTATGGCTTTTGCAGAAGGCGCAAGATTTCATGGCGCCAGAGTAATGATCCAACCAAACTACGATGTGATTCCTACCAAATTGGCAGTGATTCTGGGCTGGCCTAGTCCGTTACAAGAAGGACGAAATATTCGTTTACGATCTGCGGTGGTCAAGGAACAAAAAAGAATGGGCATGCATACAATGTGTATTGATGCTAGCACATTTAAGTTCCACGACAAGGATGGCAAGTACCTACGCTATAGTTTGAACGGTGTTTTTTATGATACCAGTGAGTATGCAAACAAAAACAGTGATGCAACACGGTGGATGGCAATTGCCAATGATCTTGGATTATCAATTCAACCCTGGAGAAACTCTGGATCGCACATACTTTTGCTGAT